AGATGATACAATCACAAAAGAAGAAATTTTGGAGTGCGCCGATGGCAAACGAGGTCCTGAAACTCCAGGTTATTGGGAATTGTTTGCTGAGTTTTATTATAGAGATGTGAGCGCTCCAGAATATTGTCGATATTATAGTCGACCAAAACACGTATTCAGATCATATGGAAAGACGTGTTTAAAAACAAACGGTGAATGGGAGGTACAATGATTAAGAATATAATCATACTCGCACTTATACTAGTTATTGTGACAGGTATGTCAGGGCAAGAGTTTTTAGACTATATTGCTACTGGACTTGACAAAGCGCAAGAAATAGTATATACTATAAAAAGTGAGGTTAAATAATTATGAATAAAGTGATAAAACTACTATCAGTTGTAGGGTTAGGTCTATTAGTGGCTAACTGTTCTGCAACTTATAAGATGAAGAACGAACAAGGAAAGGTCTTAAACGAAGTACCAAAATGGTATATGAATGACTTTTCTGATAAGAAAGCGTGTGATACACCTACTTTCGGTAAAGACAAAGATAAAATGTGTATCTTTGGTGTAGGTACAGCAGTGTCGCCTGACTTATCTCTTGCGATAGAGAAAGCTATGATGATTGCGAAAGCTGAAATGGCTGACATCATTAAAGGTGAGATGAATAAATCATCTAAACAATTCATTACAGAATTGGGTAAACAACATAACAAAACTACAGTATCAGAAGTTGAGAGTACAATTGTAAACTTAATTAAAGATACACCAGTTAGAGGTTATGAAATCTTTGCCAAAGATGTAACAATCACAAAACAAAAATATTATAGAGCTTGGGTTGGTTTAAGATTACCAATGGGCGAGTATAATAAAATGTACAATTACACAATCGCAGAAGCAGTTGACGCTTACAATGTAAAAGAGAAAGCTAAAGTTGCTTACGATAACTTAATAGGTAAAGACAATGGAAATAGTAATCTACAGTAAAGAAAACTGTACCTTTTGTAACAAGGCCAAACATATGGTTAAGACACTTGGCCTTGAGTACACAGAAAAAAAGATGGAAGACTTTGATAGTCCACAGGCGATGTTAGAAGACATTGGTAAACCTGTAAGAACTATGCCACAAATTAAGATTGATGGTAAGTTAGTCGGTGGTTATAATCAATTAGTTGAATACTTTGCAGATAAAGGTAAAGTAAACTTTAAAGGTGAGATCATTGACCAAGGATAATAACATCATAATGTTTCCTACAAATAGAATTGTAGATAAGAGAACAGCTGGACCACAAAAAGATGAAAAGTTTTTGAAAAAGGTTCAACAAGACCAAACTAAACAGTTTGTAGAAACTACAGTTGATGATATTAGTATAAATCTATTACGACAATTTTATAATATGGCAATCAAAACAAATACAAATACATTTACAAGAGATTTGGCTATGTTAGTTGATATGATGAGAGGGTTAATATATAGAGATTTCAATGTACCTCACCCTGCTCAAATATTATCAGATAAGTTTGTTGAGTTAAGAGTTAATAAAGATGGTTCACAATCTGCTAAAATTGATTATACATCAATCATAGATAAACCACACAAGGTACATAAACCTTTAAGTCCAGATATTAAAGACGAATTAAAAGACATAAACGATCAAGCAGGAATGTTTGATGGAGATGATATAAATGATTAAACAAAATTCTTTAGGAATCGCCTTCGCAGGTTGTAAAATAGTTAAATTAAACTCAAATATAAAAAGGAGTATATATTATGTTTAAAACATTATCAAACCTATTTGGTAAAGACGAACTAGTAAAAGTTAAAGTAGTTAAAAGAACTACTGAAACTAGAGGTAGAAAACCTTTATCAAAAAAACAAAAGGTATTAAACCTTTTATCAAAAGGCCAAAACGTTGCTTGGACTACAATCCAAAAACAATTTGACCTAGAGTCACCAAGAGCAATGATCGACACTTTAAGAGCTGAAGGTTATATGATTTTTGGTAACAGAGTTGGTGGTAAAAAATACTACAGATTGGGAACTCCAACAAGAGCAATCATCGCTGCTGGTATTCAAGCGTTATACGGAACTAAATTCAAGTATAACAACCACAAGGTTTCTGTAAAGAAATCTGATTTAATTGCACTTGATGCGTAATTAAAGAACCGATTTGGGGCGCTTCGGCGCCCCTCATTATGACATTTGCACACGGATTATTATTAGGGCTACTAGGTACATCACTTACAATTGTTTGTTTTTTTATCGCCTATATAATATATGAGAGAAATAGAAAACGAGAAGAAAAGATTGAAGAAGAAAAGAAAATAATATTACCATATGATTTTAAATAATGACTAAATTTTATAAAGTAGAACCTGTTTGGAAAAAAAGTATTACGGAGTACACAGGTTATTCAGATAAAGAGAAAAAACAATCATTTGAAACTGAAGAGATGTACCGTTGGGGTTATGTAGTTGTTAAAGTAGAAGACGATTGGAAATTAGAAGATGTGTTTGGTGATATAAATGATGATAATAATGAATACGAATGTGAAGATTGGGAAGATATTGATTTAGATGACCAATGCTCTTTTTATTTTAATAATGTAAAAGGATTAGATAGGGAAAAACTAGATGAAGATTATGAAGAACAAGGTTGGGATTTAATTGAACCATTTGGCGATCCTGATTATTGTTATGTATCAATACAAGGTAAAATGAAATTAACAGATGTCTCAGATCAATATAGATAAACTATTGCAAACAGAAATAGAAAAACAATCCAGCGACAAGGAAGTCGCTGTTTTACTTTCTGGTGGTGTTGATAGTTTATCAGTTGCATTCGCAGCACAAAGACTAGGTAAAACTATAAACGCATACACCTTTCATCTAAAAGGACAACCAACTTACGACTCTATTAAGGCACAAGAAATATCAATTAAAAATAATTGGTACTGTAGAGTTATTGAAGTACCAACAGATAATTTAGAAGAAGATTTTTTAAGACTAGCCAAAGAAATTAAATGTGTAAAGAAGACACATTTTGAATGTTGTTATCCATTTATTCACTTGTATCCTCAAATAAAAGAAAGAGAAGTGTTATCTGGTTGGGCTGCTGATGGTTATTATGGTATTAGTAAAAAGGCTATTCTACACTATGGTCCAGATAAACCAAAAAGTAAATTTGATGAATTTAGAGATACATATTTTGATAAAAAAAATCAAGCTGGTTACATCTGGCACAATAGAGTTGCAGAGATGAACAATAAGAAGTTTATTACACCCTATCTTACAGAAAGTGTAAAACAATATTTTTATAATATGACTTGGTTGGAGTTAAACAAACCTACACAAAAACATCACGTTAGAAAAGCGTTTAAAAAAGAATTTATGAATACTGGAGTTAAGAAACATATTAATTTACAACTAGGTTCTGGTGTTGATAAATTATTTGAAACGTTAATTAACAATAAAAAGATCAATACAAATAATCGTAAAAGAGTTATGGATATTTGTAGAGATTGGGCAATAAAAGTAAATAAAATTAATTTAGAGGATTTTTAATGTCAATTTCTCGTCAAATAAAAATTAACAGAAAAACTGGTACTGTAAGTAGGTTACCAATTCACCTTTATATAGTTTATTATAAAATGTTTGATGCTTATAAAATTGGTATTTCTTTTAGAGAAAAAGTATATACTAGATTAGAAAATTTAAGAAAAAAATATTTTTGGCCAGATTATAAAATAATTTATAAAATTGAAATACCTTCTATATATGGAGAAGAATTAAGACAAGCAGAAGCTAAATTAAAAGAAATATTTAAATCAAAAAATGGACAAGTTATAGTAAAAAATCCAAATATACATTGTTATTTTGAAAATAAAGAAACTAAAATTTTTACAGCAAAATCTGCGTTAGCAAATGGTGGAACAGAAATATTTAATTTAAATAAAGAAGATTTAATTTATGCTGTAAATTTTTTAAAAAAAATAGAAAAAAAATTTAATTATGATATTAGTTGATTTAAACCAAGTATTGATTTCAAACCTAATGGCTCATACAAGAGGTCAGTTAGATGAGATACCAGATAAAGATATGTTAAGACATATGGTACTTAACTCTATACGTGGTTACAATCTTAAATTCAAACAAGAATATGGAACGCCAGTGTTGTGTGCTGATGGTTCTAATCCTTGGCGTAGAGATTTCTTTCCACATTATAAACACGCTAGAAGAAAAGGTAGAGATGAATCTACAAAAGATTGGACTAGTCTATTTCAATTAATAGGTGAGATAAGAGAGGAGATTGCTCAAAACTTTCCTTACATAGTTTTACACATAGATAGAGTAGAGGCAGATGATATAATCGCTGTGCTTGTAAAAGAAAACCATAGTAAAGAAAAGATTATGATTGTTTCAGGTGATAAAGACTTTATACAACTACAGAAGTATCCAAATGTAAAACAGTATGCGCCTATTCAAAAGAAGTTTGTAGAGGGTGAAGATCCAATTATATACTTACACGAACAAATAATAAAGGGTGATAGATCAGATGGTGTACCAAACATATTAAGTCCAGATGATGTATTTGTTACAGGCACTAAACAAAGACCCATAAATAAAAAGAGATTAGAGGAATGGGCGAATATAGAGAACATACCTCTTGGTTCAGAAACTAAAAAGTATTATGAACGAAACAAGAAATTGATTGACTTGGAAGAGATTCCTGGTCTTATATATAATGATATACTGAATAAGTATAAAACATATAAAGTAAATGACAGGACGCTGTTGTTGACATACTTTATAGAAAACAAATTGAAATCATTGATTGAAAATATAAATGATTTTTGATAACATGCATGGAGAAATATAATGCCACAAGATAATCCAAATTTGATTTCCAGAAAATCAATGGAAGCAATGGCTAGTACATCAGGTTCTAGTTATCCGTTGATTAGTGAAATCTTTACAAAGATTAATAACGCAAAAGACAAACCAAAAAAGATACAAGTTTTAAGACAGTACGACAAACCTGCATTAAGACAAATTATCAAAGGTGGTTTTGATCCTAAAATAGAATGGGAGTTACCAGAAGGTATACCTCCATATATTGAAAATGATGTTCCAGCGGGTACGGAACATACCCTTTTAATAAATGAGTCAAAAAGATTATGGCACTTTGTTAAAGGCGCAGACGTTAAAACAAATAAACTACAAAAAGAAACTATGTTTATTCAAATGTTAGAGGGTTTGCATAAGGACGAAGCCAAAGTTTTAATAGCGATGAAAGATAAAGCGCTAAACAAAACTTACAAAGGTTTGACTGCCGATATGGTCAAAGAAGCCTTTGGTTGGAATGACGATTTCGTCAAACCATAACGAATCAATAGAATAAAGGGTGCGACAAGTTGTTGTTCACCCTTTGTTCTCTCTAAATCCCTCATTTTACTACATTTTTTTACCAAAATACCTGTTGACAAACACCCTCTTTTCGTGTATATTATAAATATGAAAGAGAGGAAATTATATTATGCGTAAATTTTTGATAACCATTATAGTATTAAATGCTATGATTTGGTTAGGACTATCTAGTCTTGCCAAAGCGAATGACTACAATAAAGCAGTTGTAGGTCACGTTATACAAACTACAGTGAATGGTACAAGTGTTGATACAAGTAAACTGTTAGAGTATGAGATGCAGAAGTTAGCACATCAGTTTGCTATTGAATCAATCACAATACTACAGGCCTATTTGCCTGCGATTTTAGATGGAATATCAGCAGAGTTAAGACTTAAAGCTGATAAGGAATATAAGTGTAAACTACTTAAAGGTTCTAAAATAGAAGATGACTGTAATCAGTAGTTTTTCCAAATTGGATATAGAATTAAGAGTTTTGATATTACTTTTTATAATATTATTATTATGCGAATTAATTAAAGGAACGATTCTAAAATGGGTAAAACAAAAACAACAAGACGATCACAAGTGAAAAAAATACTTAAACGTGAACTTGTAAGTAATCGTAAATATAAAACGACTTACAAAGATATTAAGTATTATTTTGATATGATTAATAAGGCAGTATTTAAAAATATGTTGTCACCTTTTAATGATATTAAAATTAAAAAAATTTATAAAGATGAGAGTAAGAAGTATTGTTATGGACAAGTTATTGCTTGGGAGTGGAAAAGAAAAGGTACAAGAGTATATCATTTAGAAATGCTTCCTAGTTATAGAAACAAAAAAGAATTTGTGGACACATTAGGACACGAAATGGTACACCTATATCAAATGGCTAATGTAGGTGATACAGGAAATCATAATAAGTTATTTTATAGTTTCCGACCAAAGTTAAATGCAATTGGCCTAGATTTATAATGAAAGTATATAATGGAAAAAGTGAGAAAGAAAAGCAAAGAACTAGACCCTTATCTAAAGGCTAGAATTGGTGAGGCAATAATACAAGTAAGAGAACTAGCAAAACCTAGTAATCTACCTGGAACACAGAGAGTTTATTACACAGGTAATTGGGTAAAAGACATCTACGATAACTACACAGATAAACAAGCACAAAAAGTCTTTAATCAAGTACATCAATTTAGAGATCAATTAGATTTTTTTCAAGTTAAATTACATATGACAGATGGAGATGGTATGCCGTCATATGAATATATTGCAAGGAAAAAAGCGTGAAGATTTTTATTCGTACATTGATGAGTGTTTTTACAATTCTATTTTTTGTAATAACATTTTATTTTTATACAGTAGATACAAAGACAAGAGCAAATTCTTCGGTTCCTAAATTACCAGATTTTGAACACGACACAAATCAAGCATTTTTAGATGATGTTGTAAAATGTGTTGAGTACATATATCATAAAGACAAAAAAATTATTGCTGTTAATTTAGAACTACTATTAGCACAAGCATCTTTAGAATCTGCTTGGGGTACAAGTAGATTTGCTAAAGAAGGAAAAAATTTATTTGGTATTCGTACATATGATTTGACAGAACCACATATGTTACCGTCTAACAAACCAAAGAAGTGGGGTGTAAAAGTTTATATGCACGAATGTGATAGTGTTAGACACTATATTGATATACTAAATAATGGTAGTAACTTTGAAAACTATAGGAAGTTGAGAGAAGACGGTATTGACGACCCTTTTATACTTGTAGAAACACTTGACGCCTACGCCACAGATGTAAATTATTTTCCTAAAATTAAGAGTATAATAACAAAAATAAGAAACGAGTATACAGTAAAATATGTTTTTAACGATACTAACATTTCTGTCAGCGATTAGTATTTCAGTCATTGCGGCTGGGTATTCTATCATAGGTCTAGCGACATTGTTTGCTGGCGCTGTAATACCTATTATTGCTATGGGTTCAGCACTAGAAGTTGGTAAACTAGTTGCCGCCAGTTGGTTATATAACAATTGGAAATCAGATGTACCACGTTTATTAAAAGCATATCTCTTTGGTGCTATTATAGTTTTAATTTTTATTACATCTATGGGTATCTTTGGTTTCTTATCAAAGGCACACCTTGACCAAGTTAAACCTACTTCATCTAATAATATTAAAGTAGAACTCATTGATAAACAAATCAATCAACAACAAGTCATAATAGATAGATCACAAAAGACATTAACACTATTAGATCAAACACTTGAAAAATATATTGATATGGAATATGTGACAAGAGGTTTGAAAGAAAGAGAAAAACAAAAACCTGAAAGAGAAGCATTAACAAAAGCAATCAATGAGGCAAGTGATAAGATTGCCAAACTCACAGATGAAAAAGGTTCTTTACAATTAGAACAAGATAAGATAGAGGCCGAAGTAGGACCTATCAAATATGTGGCAGAATTGATATATGGAGAGAACGCTCAGGATAACTTTGATAGTGCCGTTAGAATTGTGATACTCATACTCATATTTGTATTTGACCCACTCGCTGTACTGCTCTTAATCGCCGCAAACATATCATTAAGACAATGGCGTATGAAAAGACAACTTACTCAATCACAAAAACAAGAGGATATTAAGAGTAAATTAGAACGTCAACAAAAGAGATTAAAGAAACTAGGACAAAAACAAAGAGATTATAAGAAATTAATGGCTACAATGGGTGATTTTAAAGATATGTCACCTGATGAAATCAAAGTAAAACTAGACCAAATTTACGATTGGAATGACAAAAATTAAGGGTTGACAAATACGTTAAATTATGATATATTATAGAATGGAGGCTATATGATAACACTTGAAGATATGAAACGATTGAAACTACCACACCTAACAGTTGACCAAATTAGACGGTTGACAAACGCAGAAAATACGTGTATGATAGCTACAACCGATTGGTCAAAAAACTATTGGTTTGAGGTGTTTAGAAAATTATGTGAGAAGTATGGTTGTATGGAATACTTCAGAAAGGTGATACATTAATGAATATATTTTATTTGGACAAAAACCCTATCAAAGCAGCAGAATATTCGTGTGATAAACACGTTGTTAAAATGATTTTAGAATCTGCTCAAATGTTATGTACAGCTCATAGAGTACAAGACGGCGAAATGGTTATTGGTAAATCCGCAACTGGTCGTAAGAGAACTACTTACAAACACCCTAATTCAAATATGGATAAAATACTATATGGTGCGGGTTGGTTAAAACACCCTAGTTGTATTTGGGTTATGGATAGTGCTTATAATTATATGTGGTTATATAAACATATGATGGCACTTGGTGATGAATATACAAAACGATATGGTAAGGTACACTTAACTATTACAAAACTAGGTGACTTACTCAAAGACCCACCTAAAAATGCTAAAGTAAATAAAATTGGTACAGATGCTACACCTGCGATGCCAGATGAGTGTAAAGTGCCTGGCGATGTAGTTGAAAGTTATCGTAAGTATTACATTATGAAAAAGAGAAGTTTTGCTACTTGGAAAGCACCAGCAGTTGTGCCAGAGTGGTATGCTCAAGGATTACAAAATGAAAAAGAAGCCTAATCCTGTGGCAAAACAAATAAGAACACCGAGATTTAAAACTAGAGTTGTAAAACCTAAAAAGGGCAAAGGTAGTTTTAAAAGAACAAAAGAACCAGAAGATGGATGGAGTGGAATAGTATGATAATAAGAGAAATGACAGAAGAAGAAAAAGAAATATTAAGAAAAGGTTTAGAAGAATCTGAAATGAAGGAGACAGACAATGGCTGAATATAATAGAAAAAATGTTTTAGAAGCAGTTAAAGATCACGCTAAAGGACATATCAAAAAGCATTCAATGAATGTTGAGATTTATTTAAAGAACGCTGCGGGAATTGGTGAACACCCTGATGTACTAGAAGCGATAGAAAAAGAGTTAGAGATAATCGCAAAGTATGATGACCAATTAAGTGTACTAAATAAATACTTTGAACAAGACCCTTTAAAACCAAATGTTTAATAAATTAATACAAAAGATAGGAAGAACTCACGCCAAGATTTTTGGTTATGTTGCTGATAAAGCAAAAACATCAAAATGGTGGGCAATCTTATTAACTGTATTAGTTTTGTACGAAATTGTAGAACATATCGTATATCCTATTTTGGTTCCTTATCTAGCATACCACCACTGGTTTAAATAATGCCCATTTATACATTTAGAAATAAGAAAACTGGTAAAGAGTTTGATGAAATGATGTCGATTGCTGATATGGAAGAGTATTTGGATAAAAACAAACACATCACCCAAGTTATTAAAGGAATAAATATAGTTAGTGGAGTACAAGGCGTAAGTTATAAAACGGATGGTGGTTGGAAAGAAAATATGCAAAGAATAGCAGAGGCGCATCCAAATAGT